TGATAAGATTACGATTAAGTATGGTTCATCAATGAGGGGTGGAGTTGAAAAGGAATTTGTAGTATCCAAAGGAAAAACTTTAGTTGGTAAACAAAAAGTAGAAAGAATCATTCTACAAAATCCGGCGAATCCAAAAGGTGTTAAGTATTATCTATATCAAAGAAACGGAAATGTAACTATGGCTATTGGTGATATGGCAGCTACCATCGAAGATATGCATGAATCAATAGATGAATCAACAGGTCTTGCAATCATACATAAAGCAGCTAAAAAAGGAAGTTATCCTGTTAGTATTGTGGCAACTATGTTAGGTAAGGTTGTAAAACAAGAATTAGTAAAAACACCAATGGCAGTCCCAGCAGCATTTAGAATGATGCAAGGTGGATACCCACGAGCAACTATCGCAATTGAAGATAGAACAGGTAAAATTTTATTCAAAGAAGGATTTGTAAAAGAATCAGTAAACGAAGGTATGTTTAAAGTAATCGACCAAATTAGACAAGATTCTAAAGACGCGGGAGATTTTATCAAGAATGTATTTTCAGACCCAGACTTTAAAGACATGAAAAAGGACAAAGACTTTTTAAAGTATCTTAAATCTATTTACGAAGGATTTTCAGTAGTAGAAGAATATGATGTAGAAAATGAACAAGACATAAAAGAATTTGTTAACTTTATGAAAGAATACAAAGCTGATATAAATGAAGCAGAGTATCAAGGTAGGGATGTCAAGCTTGGTAAAATAATGCAAGGTGATGTTAAAAAGTTTAAAGTCTATGTTAAGAATCCAAAAGGAAATGTAGTGAAAGTAAACTTTGGTCACAAAGGTAAGGGAAATGAAAAGACAATGTCTATCAAAAAAAATAATCCTGAAAGAAGGAAAGCATTTAGAGCAAGACACAATTGTGATAATCCTGGACCGAGACATAAAGCAAGATATTGGTCTTGTAAAAAATGGTAATCAATTTCATTAAATTAATTTACATATTTATATAAAACTAAAAAACAAGTTATGAAGTACATTCACACTTATAAGCTCGAAGAGGGTAAATCCTTTAACGACTTAGAACTCCTAACACAATTACTTAGTGTTGTAAAACTGAGGGTATCAAGTCCCTCTGAAAAAATCATGTTGTATGTAGACACTTATACTTTAAACGAGTATAAAAAATTTGGTATGGATACTTTATATGATGAAGTCAATACTGAAGTACTTGACGAATATCCAAGTGATAAGATTTCTAAAGATTATTGGTCTTCACCAAAGTTATGGGTAATGAAACACCAAGAAGAACCTTTCCTTATGTTGGATACCGATTTAGTACTACACAACATAACACCTGATGTATTAGAAAGAGCACAGGTATCATTCTTACATACAGAATCACCAACAACATACGCATTCCCATCAGTTTTAAATAAACCAAAAGCTTTTAAATGGAGTGATTGGGATGTGATGGCATTTATAAACACAATGCCTGCAAATTGTGCAGCTATTTGTTTTACAGACATGGAATTTTTAAAAAGGTATACAGACAAGTACTTTAGATTTGTTCTAAATAATAAAGGTGGTTATTCTGAAAAGTTTTTCGAAAAATCAGACTTTACAGATAGTACTGCACCACAAATCACAATGGAACAATGGTTATTAAGTGCTATGATGTTCCAAGAAGAATATGATAATACTGGTGCACCAATATCAAGAGAAACCCCATTTCAGTCTCAGTCATTAACTAACGCATTATCAACACCATTAGGATTCCAACACCAAGTTTGGAATGTACCATCAGTACAAGTTATGAAAGAGTTGGGTACACAGATATTTCATCTATGGGGTGCAAAAACATTTTATGATAAAGCTGAAAAAGAAAACAAACCCGAACTATATGAAGTTTGGAATAAAATAAAAGAAGATTTGGTTGGAGCAAATAACGATTTCATTCAACTTCTTAAAAAAGATGAGTACTACGATATCTTAGAAAAGTTAGAAGATAATTGTAGGGAAATCCCAAAATCAACTAATTAAATTAATTTACATATTTATATTAGTAATCAAAGTTTAATTAATAATCAAATAAAACGGAAAAATTATGACTACAATTTTTATTATTTTAGGTGTACTACTTGTCGGAGCAGGTGTATACTATTACTTTTACAAGCAAGGTAAAATTAACGACAGAGATGGTGACTACATTCCAGATGAAGTAGAAGATACTATCGAAGACGCTAAAAAAGTTGCTAAAGAAGTAAAAAGAAGAGCAAAAAGAGTTAAAGAAGAGCTCGGTGATGTTGCTGACGCAGTAAAAGAAGTCGGTAAACAAACTAAAGATGTTGTCTCAGCTGCAAAGGGTAAAAACCGAAAAGGTAGAAAACCTCGTAAAGCAAGTTCAGGTTCAGGTTCAGGTAGAGGAAGAGGAAGAAAATCTTCAGGTTCAGGTTCAGGTAGAGGAAGCGGAAAAAAATAAACTCATAGGAGTACATAGTAATGGGACTATTTAAAAAGGCTGGAACAAAACTCCAAAACTTAATAATTATTGTCCTCTGTATACTTGTCTTACTCAAAACTTGTGGTGGTGGTGACGATGTTACTACTGAAAAGATTGTTACTAAAATCGAAACACGATACGACACTCTAACAGTAGAAAAAAAAGTTTATGTACCAAAATACAAAACAAGAATAGAGACAAAGACTGTTACAGATACAGTAGTATTAAAAACTAAAATCGATACCCTCGAAATCTTAAAAGATTATTATAGCAAGTATGTCTATCAAGATACTCTTAAGTTAGATTCGTTGGGTTACATTACTATTATAGATACAATATCTCAAAACAAGATATTTAGTAGAAACTTTGACTCCCAAGTATTAATACCAACTACAACCATTACTAATGACATTTACCTCAATAAACCAAAATTGTTTGGTGGGGTAAGTGTCGGTGGTAATTCTAAGCAAATAAACTTTTTATCTGGAGACTTACTTTACAAATCTAAAAAAGATAATGTATATGGAGTGGGGCTTGGTGTTAATCAGAACTTCCAACCAATAGTAATCGGTAGAGTCTATTGGAAAATCTCGTTCAAGGGGAAAAAGTAAATGTATGCAAAAGAATATCAAACAAATCATAAAGGAAGAGTACTTAAAATGTGCTAAAGACCCCGTATATTTTTTTAGAAAGTATTGTTATATTCAACACCCATCTCGTGGTAAAATTCTTTTTAATTTATACGACTTCCAAGAAGACTTAATGTCGGCAGTTTCCGACAATCGATTTAATGTAATTCTTAAATCACGACAATTAGGTATATCAACACTATCAGCCGGATATTCTCTCTGGCTTATGTTATTTCATGAAGATAAAAATGTATTAGTAATTGCAACTAAACAAGAGGTTGCAAAAAACTTAGTTACTAAAGTTAGATTCATGCATCAGAATTTACCATCTTGGTTAAGAGGTAATACTGAAGAAGATAACAAGTTATCATTAAGACTTAAAAATGGTTCTCAGATAAAAGCAACATCTGCTGCAGGTGACGCGGGTCGTTCTGAAGCATTATCATTATTGGTAATTGATGAAGCTGCATTTATCGATAATGTAGAAGAAATTTGGACATCTGCACAATCAACACTATCAACTGGTGGTGGGGCAATCGTGTTATCTACACCAAATGGTGTCGGTAACTTTTTTCACAAAATATGGTTACAAGGACAAGCAGGTGAACAATGGAATCCGATAGAGTTACATTGGAGTGTCCATCCAGAAAGAGATGAAGCATGGAGAGAACAACAAACAAAGTTACTTGGTGAAAAGGGAGCAGCACAAGAATGTGATTGTGATTTCATCAGTTCTGGTTATACAGTAGTAGAAGGTTCAACATTAAAATGGTATGAAGAGACGCATGTTAAAGACCCTATTGAAAAAAGAGGTTTTGATGGTAATTATTGGTTATGGGATTACCCTAACTATTCTCGTGATTATGTTGTTGTGGCTGATGTTGCTCGTGGGGATTCTACTGACTATTCTGCGTTTCATGTCTTTGATGTTGAGACTGTGGAACAAGTTGCTGAATATAAAGGTAAGATTGAAACAAAACAATATGGTGCATTTTTAACATCGGTTGCAACTGATTGGAACAATGCATTACTTGTAATTGAAAACGCAAACATTGGTTGGGCAGTAATACAAGAAGTTATAGACAGAAACTACCAAAACCTATATTATTCATACAGAGATTTAGGTTATGTCGATGAGGATATTCATCTTAGAAAAGGTTTTGATTTAAAAAGAAAAGACGATATGGTTCCTGGGTTCTCAATGACAAGTAGAACTCGCCCATTGGTTATATCTAAATTAGATACTTATATGAGAGAACGAACACCAATGATTAGGTCAAAAAGATTAATCGATGAGTTGTTTGTTTTTATATGGAATGGTAGTAGAGCAGAAGCTCAACGAGGTTATAATGATGATTTAGTAATATCTTTCTCAACAGGTCTTTGGGTTAGAGATACGGCATTGAAGTTAAGACAACAAGGTATGGACTTAACAAGAACTACATTAACCCACATAAAAAGGAATCAACCAGGTGCTTATAACAATAGAAACCTTGGAATAGACCCTTGGAAACAGAAAGACCAGCATGGTAATGACCAAGATTTAACTTGGTTGTTATAAAATTTGGAAATAAACTATTTTTTTTGTATATTTATAGAATGTATAAGTATACAATATAATTAGAAGTAGAAAATATGGCAGATAAATCATTATTTGGTAGACTAAAGAAATTATTCAACACCCAAGTTGTTGTTCGTAGAATTGGTAAAGGTAACACACAAGCTATCGATACTCAAAGACTACAATCACAAGGTAACTTGAGGAGCTCGTCCTATTATGATAGGTTCGGTAGATTACACACTACAAGAAAGCATTGGGAAACTTATAATAACCAATTCAACTACCATTCAAATAAATTAGAATTATATACAGATTATGAAGCGATGGATAAAGATTCAATCATCGCATCTGTATTAGATATATACTCGGATGAATGTACCCTAAAAAATGATATGGGTGATGTTCTTAGAATTAAGACAAATGACGAGAATGTAAAAAAGATATTACAAAACCTTTTCTATGATGTACTGAATATAGAGTTTAACCTTTGGTCTTGGATTAGAGGTATGAATAAATATGGTGATTACTTTTTACATCTTGATATTGAAGAAGGTGTGGGTATTGTAAACGCATCACCAATGTCAGCATATGAAATAGAAAGAGAAGAAGGTTTTAATCCAGAGAATCCTTATGAAGTTAGATTTAAGTTAGGTTCAGCTGGCGCAGCTCATGGTGTCGCATCTAACAAACAAGCAGACTATATGGAGTTTTATCAAATGGCACACTTTAGATTAATGTCAGATACAAACTTCCTTCCATATGGTCGTTCTCTAATTGAAGGTGCAAGAAAAACTTGGAAACAATTAACTCTTATGGAAGACGCAATGATGATTCATAGAATTATGAGAGCGCCTGAAAAAAGAGTGTTCAAAATTGATGTAGGTAACATTCCACCTAATGAAGTTGATAATCACATGAGAAGTATTATTGACCAAATGAAGAAAGTTCCTTACCTCGACCAAAATACAGGTGACTACAACCTTAAGTTCAACCTTCAAAATATGTTAGAAGATTACTATCTACCTGTTAGAGGTGGACAAAGTGGTACTGAGATTGATTCCCTAAGTGGAATGGAATTCGGTGGTATTGATGATATTGAATATCTAAAAAATAGAATGTTAGCAGCACTTAAAGTTCCAAAAGCATTTATTGGATATGAAGAAGGTGTTGAGGGTAAAGCAACATTAGCACAAGAAGATATTAGATTCGCAAGAACTGTTGAGAGATTACAAAAAATTGTACTATCTGAATTAACAAAGATTGCAATCATTCACTTATACTCACAAGGATATGAAAATGCAGACTTAGTTAACTTTGAATTAGAGTTGACTAACCCATCAATCATATACGAACAAGAGAAAGCAAATCTTTGGACTGAAAAAACAAGACTTGCAAGTGATTTAAAAGACCTTAAGATGGTATCTCAAGAATGGGTATACAAAAACATCTTTAATATGTCAGACGATGAATGGAAACTTGAACAAGGTAAGGTAATAAACGACCTTAAGTTAGGTTTCAGACATGAACAGATAGAATCTGAAGGTAATGACCCAATAAAATCAGGTGAGTCGTTTGGTACTCCACATGATTTAGCTATGATACAACAAAATGGTGATGGTGAAGAAGGTTCACAAAACGAATATGGTAATTCGGGTGTTCCAAGTAACCCTCCTGGTGCACCAGATGGTGGATTTGATGGCGCGGGAAGACCACCAAAGGCAGGGAACTACAAAACGGATGATAATCCATTTGGAAGAGACCCAATTGGACAAAAAATGAATAGAAGAGCGTCCAAGCCAGAGACATCTTATAGTAAACATAAGATATCACCATTGGCATATGAACAAGCCGAAGCTATGAAAAGTAGTCTTAGTAAGATGAAGAGAAAAACAAGAAGTGTAATACTTGAATCTTTGAAAGATGACTCCAAACCTAATGATAAAGGTGGGTTGTTAGATGAGAACAATTTAATAGATGACACGATTTAGTTTTTTTTTAGATATTTATAGTGTAGTTGTTAATAATTAAGGTAATAAAAATGGGAAAATTAAAACATAGTAAATTTAAAAACACAGGAATTCTGTTTGAACTATTAGTTCGACAAATTGCCTCTGATACTTTATCAGATAATACCTGCTATGCAACTCAGATTATAAAAAAACACTTTACAAAAGGTTCTCAACTCGCAACAGAGCTAAAATTATATCAAGCTCTTACAAAAGAGAACTTTGACTCTCAATATAAAGCACAAGAGTTCTTAAACATTGTTTTAAAAGAACGAGCTAAGTTAATTGAAGGTACTTTAAAAAGAGAAAAGTACAATTTAATCAAATCTATAAAAGATTCATATCTTATTGAAGACTTTTTTAAATATAGAGTTTCAAATTATAAAGAATTAGCATCTGCATACAAATTATTTGAAAATAGTGAATCACAATCACCAAAAGAATATGTAGAGTGTAAGAATACAATCTTTGAATCAATAACAACAGATAAAGTTGTAATAACAGAGGATGTATCTAACAAAGAATATCAGAAACAACCAAAAGAGGTTAGACTATTAGCATATAAGTTCTTAGTAGACTCGTTTAATTCAAAATACTCGACTCTTTCAGAATCTCAAAAACTTATATTGAAAAATTACATCAATAACATTGACAATTCTCAAAATTTAAGAAAATTTGTTGTTTCTGAGGTAGCTAGATTGAAAAGAGAATTAAAATCTATTAAGATTTCCGATAAAGTTACTAATATTAAACTTAATGAAACAATAAATCTTATAAAAGAGTTAACTAAGCATAAAGTAGTTAACGAAAATCAAATATTAGCTCTATTAAGATATAATCAATTACTTGACGAATTAAGGAGAAGATAAATGTCTAAATTTTTACTTGAACAACTCGATAAAAGATTCGAGGAATTGGAAGAAAAGAAAACTGTTCTACTTGGACAAGAAGAAGAGGAAGAAGAAACTAAAGATGAAGCCAATGTTACAGGTAATTTAGATGGTGGCGCAGGTCCACCAAAAACTCCTTATGCGTTTGCAAAAAGTGAGGACGATATGGACAATGACCACATAGAAGTATTTGGGTACAAGAAATCTAAGAAGTCAAACAAGAATATTAAGAAATTAGAATCTGTTAGTAAGATTGAAGCTAAGTTAGAAAAAATAGTTGAGGCTAGTTATCGTGATTACAAACGAGATGACTCTATGAAAGCTCATCAAAAAGTAAATACTTCAATTAAAGAGATTAATAGATTGATGTGGGAAATTACAAAGATTGTAAATCAGAACTCTAAACTAAAAACTGAAACGGGTGTACATACTGGTCAGTATTGGAAGTCTACTCAAAAAAGATTTGGTAAGATTTCTGAAAGAATGTTAAAAGTTGCACGACAATTAAAAGAATTGAGTGCTTAATATGTCTTGTGGGTGTGAAAATAAAAAGGTGACCTTGAAAGAGGAGTTGGAAATCACAGATATCCAACAAATACGAAAGTTAATTCGTCATGAATTAGCCAGAGTATTCTTTGATTTATATCGTAAGAAAAAACAATGGGAAGGTTAGATGAAATCACTTTTAATTGATACAATGATATTTGAAGTAACTCCTACTATGTTGGCAGAGGCTAAATCTGAACATGGTAGATTTCTGGTAGATGGTGTTTTACAAAGAGCAAACGCTAAAAACCAAAATGGACGAGTATATCCAAAAGATATATTAAGAAGAGAAGTTACTAAGTACTTAGGAAAAGAAATCGCAGAGAATAGAGCGTATGGTGAATTAGACCATCCAGAATCATCAGTAGTTGAATTAAAAAACACTTCACACATTGTAAGAAATGTAAAGTGGAGAGGTGATGATGTAATCGGAACAGTAGAAATTCTAAATACACCATCAGGAAAAATATTACAAGAAATTATAAAAGCAGGTTGTACTGTTGGTATCTCTTCAAGAGGTATGGGTTCTGTAAAACAGATAAGTGAAGATGGGACTGTTGCAGTAGAACAAGACTTTGAATTAATTTGTTGGGACTTTGTATCTAACCCATCAACTCATGGGGCATTTATGTCGCCAAAGAATGAAGGTGTTATAAATGAAGGTATTAGTAGAAAACAAGATACTTATAAGTATAATAAAGCACAAGACATTATGAGAGACATCATCTGTGAAGTTGGTGGCTATTGTGAATGTTTTTAGATTAGGGATATATTATGAAATTAAAAGATTTACTTAACGAATCATCAAAGTCTTACAAAAGAGTAAACATTGGTGAAGAAGAGCAAGAAAAGAAAATGACTTCAGAAGAAAAAAGAGCATTTCTTGAAGCCGTATCTGCATATAAGAAATTTGGTGAAACAATTTATCGTAATGGTGACCTTATGGAAACATATGGCGCAATTAAGAACATTGTTGAGAATGCAAACAAAGTAACACTCGAAGAAACGGGTGATTGGTTTGATAGAGTTACTGTTAACAGACATATGAAATCAATGAACGAGTCATTTAAAGTTTTTCAAAAAACATTAAGTGAAGTTCACACACTACAACAAAGAATGGAGTCTACTTATGATGAAATCGGTGAAGTACTTTCGAAATATTATGAAATTAAAGAAGGAAATGAATTCGGCGCTGAAAGAGCTAAAGCAATCGCTAAAGGCAAAGATGAGTTCGAAGTAGATGGAAAAAAATATCCTGTAAAATCAGTTGACAAAGATGATAAAGAAAATGCAAAAGAATTTACTAATGAATCTAAGTCAATGAAACTAACAAGTTTATTAAACGAGTCATTTGGATTGGGCGAATTACCATCATCTAAATTAAAGAAGATGAAAGTATCTGCTAAAGAAATGATGGATTCAGTTAACCCAAAAAATAAAGCAATCGTTGAATCATTCTCTACTGAAGAAAAAAGAATCGTAATGATGGCAGTTAGAAAGATTGCTAAATACATGAACAGAGACCTTGCAACTGCATTGAGTTATGTAATTGGTGCAGCACAAGAATTAGAAAGAAGTGGTAAGGTAAAGTAATGATTAAATTAAAAGACATATTAACTGAAATCTCAGCAATCGGTGGATTAAAGCAGGTTGTAAAAGGTAATACTGATAGAGTAGAAGGAATCAAAGTATCAAAAGAAATGGCACAAGCTATGATTGATTGGTTTAACTCTTCACCTTATGGTAGAAAATATCCAAATGCTAAAAAAGGTAGATTACATTTATCAATAGGTATTATGATGTCTTTTGGTTTAGATAGATATGCTAAACATAAAGGTGCTAAAGAAGAATTGAAACACTTGAAAACATTAGCAAAAGCAATGAGAGGTGACTAATGGATAAGACGGAAATCTTACAAGATATTTCAGTAGACCTTTCTTTTATGTACAAGAAAGCACTTAAGAATATTAAAAAGTTAGACCCTAAGACAAGACAGCAATTTGCAAAGTTGTTTGTTGACTTTAAAAATAAAGTGGATGACTTATCTGAAGGTGTTGGAATGAATCGTAGACTTCATATGGGTATAAACGAAGCTAACTACAATACCAAACAAGATGCGATGAACGCATATATGAAAGGTAAAGTAACTGCACAAGAATTAGATAAGATTGCAAAAAATGATTTTAAATCATCAGTTGCAACTAAAAAAGAATTACAAAACTTTATGAACTCAGGATACATGAAAGAGTTGATGGCCAATACATATGGACTCAAAGTACCTGCTATGGAAAAGAAAGTTAAAGAATTAATGAAGTACGCGAGTTAAGGAACATTATGATAAAACTAAAAAACTTATTAAGCGAAAAGGCTGACCCAGCATTAAAAGATGGTGAGAAAAAAATCATCGCAAAGGCAATGAGTAAAGCTATTGGTCGTGATGTTGAAGTTAACATGGACGATGTTGAATACCATACAGGCACAAGTACATTCTACGCAGGTAATGGTGGCGAAACACAATTATTCGTTGGATATTACGAAGATGAAGACAAACCATACAATGTTAGTATTGAAGATGGTTCAAAGCAATACGCTCAAGTAGATGCAAAAAATATTAAGGATGTTATAAAGGCAGTAGTTACATTATCAAAGAAATTCAAAAAGAACCTATTAGAATCTAAAAAATCAGTAAACGAAGATTACTCATCACATTACAGTCCTCAAGTTGGTTTATTTTATCTTGAAGGTGTTCCATTCACAAAGGAAAGAATTGTAGAAGTAATTAAATATTTTAGAAGTGCTAAAATAAAATCTGCAGTTAGTCAATTTGAATACCGACCAACGCTTCTTATAAAAGATAAAGAAAATAATGAATCAGTAACTATTGATGCTAGACGATTAAAAACATTAATTGACTTCTACAAAAAAGATAGTGCTAAGTTAGCATCTGATAAAGATTTCAAATAATTTATATTTACTAAAATAATTTCTATATTTATTAACATCGGTCACTAATGGCCGGTGTTTAATTTTTTATATATGCAAAAAAGATACAAAAAAGTAAGAAGGGAACAAATGATTATCCCTGGTAAATTCAAAGCCGCAAAAGTAATCAACGGAAATATTGAAGCCGCACTTAAGTTTTTTAAACGACAAGTTAAAGAATCAAATGTCTTACAAGAACTTAAGGACAGAAAAGAGTTTATAAAACCATCCGCAGTTAAAAGAAAACAAAAGATGGACGCTATCAGAGCAGAATATATAAGAAGAATTAGGTCAAACGATTAAATAAAATAGTAAACACTTACTGTTTTTGGTTTTAGACCTATATTTATAAACCGAACACAATACCACTCCCCAATGAGTGGTCACTTATTTTTATAATAGTAATCACTATTAAGATTCCAAATAATCTTATTATCCAAAATTTAATTAAGGAGAGACAGAAATGGCTAAATCTGATTTATTAAAAGAAGCTATCGCTGACGCAAAGGCAGTAAAAGAAACTGCATTAGCAAACGCAAAGATGGCCTTAGAAGAAGCCTTCACTCCAAAACTTCAATCAATGTTATCTCATAAGATTGCTGAAGAATTAGACGAAGACGATATCGAAGAAGATGAAGTTGCTGACGAAATGGCAATGGCATCTGATGAGGAAGTTGCTGACGAAACCTATGAAGGTGAAGAAGTAGCTGACGAAAACGAAGATATGGACGAGTCTGATGATGAAGTATCTGAAGAGGAAGTAGCTGACGAGGAATTAGATACAGAAGATAAAGAAGAAGTCGAAGACATCGCATCTGATGTTGTTGATGGACATGAAGACGAAATGCATGACGAAGAAGAAGCTGCTGAAGAAGCAGAAGAAGAAGCGCCTGCAGACGAAATGAATGACATGGACGAAGATGAAATGGACGAAGACGAACTTGATTTAGAATCTGTAATTAAAGAATTAGAAGCTTCTATCAACGAAGAAGAAGTTGAAGAGGAAGAAGAAGTAAAAGAAGAACTTGACTCATCTGATTTAGGTGACGGCGAAAACGCTGAACCATCTGATGATGCTAACGATTCTTCTGACATCGAAAACGATGACGAGTTAAATATTGACGAAATCATTGAAACATTAAAAGAAATGTCAGACGAAGAAGTAGATGAAAACGAAGAAGAAGAAGTTGAAGAATCTGTTGTAAACGAAGAAGAAGAAGTTGAAGAGACTGAAGAAGTTGAAGAAGAAAATAAAGAGTTGGAAGAAGCATACGCTACTATCGAATCTTTAAAAGGAACTATCAACGAAGTTAATCTTTTAAACGCTAAACTACTTTACACCAACAAATTATTCAGAACTTTTGATTTGAATGAGTCACAAAAAGTTAAAGTTATCGAGAACTTTGATAGAGCTGCAAACTTAAGAGAAGTTAAGCTTGTTTTTGCTACATTAGGTGAAAACTTAAATGTTGCAAGAAAAAAGAAAACTGTTGTTAAAGAAGGAATCGCTTCTAAACCAACTGCAAGTACTGCACCTAGCAAATCAATAATCTCTGAAGGTAACGAAGTTGCTAACAGATTTAAGAAGTTAGCAGGACTAATAAAATAATTTAAAAACGGAGAAATCAAAATGGATACAAATTCATTATTAAACGAATCCGCTGGGTATACTAAGAAAATGTCTGATGAGGCAAAAGGATTAGTATCTAAGTGGGACAAGACTGGCCTTTTAGAAGGTATCGAGTCTGATTTTGAAAGAAGTACTATTGCTACTCTACTTGAAAACCAAGCAAGAGAATTAGTAAAAGAAGCTTCTTCAACAGGTACATCCGCAAACTCTGAAGAGTGGGCAGGTGTAGCACTTCCATTGGTTAGAAGAATTTTCAGCGAAATCGCTGCAAAAGAATTCGTTAGCGTACAACCAATGAACTTACCATCAGGTCTGGTATTTTACTTAGACTTTAAATATGGTACTGCACAACCAGGATTTGAAACTGGTGCAGGTAAAGATTCACAAACTGACTCAGTATTCGGTGTAACTGAAACTGCAAGTGAAGCAAGTGAAGGTCTTTACGGAGCAGGAAGATTTGCATATTCAATCAACGAGACTGAATCTGGACCTTTAACTCAAGCAGCAGCTGGAGCAGTAGCGGCAGCTAGTACATTTACATCTGAATCATTCGCAAATGGTGTCGCTTTAGACCCAGCAATCGATTATGATTCAAGCTTCTCACAATCTTTATCAGCAGCTGATAGAGCATTGTTAAGAAGAGTAACAGTAGCTAACGCATCGTTAAGTGGTGCTGATTTAGAAGGCGTAAGAGCATTCGAAATTAGTGGTTCTAACATCGCAGCTTACTATCCTGCATACACTAAAGCAAATGTTTCTGGGTCTAACTCAGTATCATTCATGGTTAAATTAGTAGGTGCTACTAACGCAATCGCTGGTGTTAAAGTAAAATACCAAAAGCAACCAACTGACATTACAAGAGGTGACTTTGAAGACACAACTTCAGGTGGTTCAGACTTAGGTATTCCAGAATTGAATGTTGAACTTAGAAGTGTTCCAATCGTAGCTAAGACAAGAAAGTTGAAAGCACAATGGACTCCTGAGTTCGCACAAGATTTAAACGCTTATCACTCAATTGACGCTGAAGCTGAATTAACTTCTATGTTATCTGAGTACATCTCACAAGAGATTGACTTAGAAATCTTAGATATGTTAATGGAAAACGCTTTAACTGAAGCTAAGTGGTCTGCTAGAATCGGATATTCTTGGGATGGTAGTAAATTCACTTCAAGTGGTCTTAACGCAGCAGTTGAGAGATATACTCAACAACAATGGTTCCAGACTTTAGGTACTCAGTTACAGAGAGTTTCTAACCAAATCCACGCTAAGACAATGAGAGGTGGAGCAAACTTTATGGTAGTATCTCCTGATGTTGCTACTATCATCGAGTCTATTCCAGGTTATCAGTCAAATGGTACAGGTAACGAAATGCAATTTGCGTTTGGTGTAAGCCAAGTAGGTTCTTTCGCTAACAGATACCAAGTGTACAAAAACCCATACATGAAAGAGAATGTAATTCTATTAGGATTCAAAGGTTCTCAATTCTTGGAAACTGGTGCAGTTTACGCTCCATACATTCCATTAATTATGACTCCTCTTGTGTATGACCCAACTAACTTCCAACCAAGAAAAGGTGTAATGACTCGTTACGCTAAACAAATGGTAAGAGGTGAGTTCTATGGTAAAGTAATTTGTCATGGTTTAGAGGCAATAAGCGGATAATCATAAGATTATAACTTAATGTTATTAAAAGGGTGGCTTCGGTCACCCTTTTTTTTATGCCTACGGATATTTATAATAAACCAAAAGAGGATTGTCTATGGCAGAGAATATCGCGAAGAAAGCTCCAAAAGGAAATGTTAGATTTTCAATAAGTTTATCAGAAGAGCAAAAACAAGCAAAAGCACAAATAAGAAATCATCCATTTAATTTTATATTAGGAAAAGCAGGTAGTGGTAAAACACTATTAGCAGTTCAGATTGCACTTGATAGTTTTTTTAAACGAGAAGTTAATAAAATAGTTATAACAAGACCTACCATATCAAATGAAGACAACGGATTCTTACCTGGCTCATTAGATGAAAAAATGGAACCCTGGTTAGTTCCAATTCGTTCTAATATGAGAAAAGTCTACAACAAACCTACAATCTTAGAAAAGATGGAAAAGGATGAGAATATTGAATTAGTATCTTTATCACACTTTAGAGGAAGAACTTTTGATAATTCAATAGTTATAGTAGACGAGTTTCAAAACTTAACTAAACAACAATTAGCTATGGTCTTGGGTCGTTTGGGTAAACACTCTACAATGATGTTATGTGGTGACCCTCAACAAATAGATTTAAAATTTGCAAACGACTCAGCGGTACACGAAGTTCATAAACTGAAGGAATCGTTATTTGTTTTTAATGTAAACTTAAAAGACAACCATAGACACGAATCTTTGGATGAAGTCTTAAAATTATTATTTTCATATGATTAATTTCAGTTATTGAAAATAATAAACTATTTATATAGGTAAAAGTATTTTAATTGGAGAAAAAATAGATGCCATTCGACTATTCAGGTTCATTTAGCGGTTCATTCTTTGGGGATATAACATCATCTAATGGTGTAATATCATCATCTGCGCAAGTAACATATAATTCTATACAGAATAGACCTCAAACAATAACTGCATTTCAAAAGAACTCGATAACTGCAGCAAATAACTTTAGACAAAAAGTATATCCAATTACATCAGGTTCTATTTCTACAAGAATCACATCATTAGAAGCAAGAAATAATTACACAAAAGCAGAAATATCAGGAGCGTTTGGTACTACCTCATCATCTTTAGCAACAAGATTAACAAATGTTGAAGGTGCCGGTTATTTAACATCGGCAAGTGCTGCAGCCGCAGGATTTGGTAGTGGTGGTGATACACTTCCTGATGGAACAATATCATCATCTGCACAAATAACGGCATTAGGATTCTCAACCACAGATAGTACAGGTTCAGAACAAACATTATCATTTAATGATGGAAACAACTCATTAAGTATTTCAGGTGGAAATTCAGTAGATTTATCATCACTTTCAGGTGGCGGTGGTGGTGGAGCCGGATTAAACATAACTGCATCAGATGAAGGAACTGCACTAAGTAAAATAGTTCGTAGTTTTGATTTTGTAGGTAACGCAGTTACGGCAACCAATGATGGTAACGCAGTTACAGTTACAATCAATACAAGTTCGGTATCATTACCAAGTGGGTTAATATCATCTTCGGTACAATTACCAAGTGGATTGGTATCATCTTCGGTACAATTACCAAGTGGGTTAATATCATCTTCGGTACAATTACCAAGTGGGTTAATATCATCTTCAATAACAAGTGTTAACTCCTCATCGGTATCCGAACTAAGTAACTATACTTCACAATGGACATTGGGTGCAGATGGGAATAGTCATTACACATTTACTGGTCCAGGTTTAATAGGTGCAGAAAATGACCCAACTCTTTATTTAACAAGAGGTCAAAAGTATAAATTTATAAATAATATGGGAGCTCACCCATTTAGGATTCAATCAACTCCTAATGGTTCGGCAGGTTCTGAGTACAATGATGGTATAACAAACAATAATGTTTCAAATGGAACATTAACTTGGAATGTACAATTCGATTCACCAAGAGTTTTATATTATCAATGTACTGCTCATGCAAATATGGGTGGGGTTATCTATATTGATAACGCAAATACGGGTAGTAGTAGCGGTGGTGGTTCAACCGACATTAGTGCATTGAATACTTTTACAGGGTCAGCTATATCTAACAATCAGACTTCTTCAATGTCGGTAGCTACCGCATCTTTTGTTTCATTTGATGGAAACCGAGTCGTATCAAATACAGACTTACCATCAGGTGTTTACAATAATAACTTTGGAACAACTACTTCTTTATCAGACTTTGTTGAAAAGGTATTCTTTCCAAATACAGTACCATCAATTAGTACAACTGGATTTACAATTGGTGAATTTGTAGCAAGTGGGTCTTCTGTTGGAACTGTTAGTGCAACAGACGCAGAAGGACAATCGATTACATTTAGAACTGCAAGTTCTTATACGGCAGATAAATTTAGAATAGCATCAAATGGAGCTATAACACTAAATACAAAATCAACGGCATCATTAAATACTGATAATACACCAGGTAGTGGTTCACATCCATTCTTAGTAGAAGCAGTAGATACATTCGCAGGTGTTGGTTCAAAAACAATATACATTAGGGTAACACCTAACACTCCACCGAAGTGGAGACAAACATCAGTCGGTGGTTCTGTGGTAACTACATTTACACAATCACTAAACGAAAACTCAGCAGCGGCAAGTAACAAAGTTAGAGTTTATTTCACCGATGATGAGAGTGATACAATCACAATTGGTAGTGGTTCAGTCCCAAGTGGATTTACAATTACTAAAGCAAGTACATATGTTCAGTTAAATCAGACAACATCATCATTGGATTATGAAACTACACCAAAATATGAGTTAGTTTTAACTGCAAGTGATGAACACTATGTAAGTGGTGATGATACTGAAGCAATTGCATACTTACCATTCCAAATAAAAGTTGTTGATAACATAAGTCCAACAGTAAATGACCAAACATTGGGTAGTATTAATGAAAATAGTAGTAATGGTGCAAGTGTTGGTACAATAACCGCAACAGACCCAACGAGTGATACTATTGTATTTAGTAATTTTACATTAAAAGAAGCAAATTTAGATGGTGGTTCAAATATTACCTCATCTTTAGGTGGTAATTCACTATATGACCCACATTCTAATCCATTCCAATGTAGTTCTGCAGGTGTTGTAACAAGAAGGAATGGAGTTTATCTAAATTCTGATGTTGCAAATAGATATTTTTACCAAGTAACAGTAAAAGACGCATTTAATACAACATCTGATACAGGTTTAATTAGAATTAATATCGCAGATGACGCGGCAAGCTCAATATCTGATAATTGGAGTAACTTATATGTTATAGAATCTGCAACAAGTGGTGATGATATTAAAATTATCTCAAATGGTAGAACAGGAACAAGTGCACAATGGTCATCAGCGGCATCTCAACGATGGGAAGTTAAATCAACAGGTAATTTAATTACATTAACAAGTGCAACGGGTTCTTCAACAACATTAGAACTTGCAAATAACCTAAGTGGTTCGGCATACGCAAGTGGAAGTACAATTGCAGTAGAACTAACTGCATCAGAGCATGGATTCGAAACAACTAAACAATATGTAAATCAAAATATATCAGTTGTTATCAATAATGCACCAGTTCCAAGTTTCAGTAACACATCTGCAAACTTAAATACAAATGGTGCAAGAAGTGGAAGTACACTTTCAACAATATCATTTACAGATACAGAAAGTGATTCACTAAACCATACTTCATTTACTTTTACAGACCCAAGTGGTCAATTAAATGCATATAAATCTGGTGATACTTATTTAGTACAACCAAAAAATAATTTAAGTGGTTCTGCTTATCAAATGACGGCATCTATAAAAGATAGTCATGGATTTAGAACAGGTACTACTAAACATAGTGTAACAATCGCTCAATCACCAATCGGTACTTTAGGTGGTGATACAACATCATATATTATAGAATCTGCAGTTAGTGGTTCTGTACTTAGAGACGCTACTGGGTTTGGAAATGGTAACGCATCTCAATTAACAGTAAGTTATTCACCACAATATAACTCAGCCGCAGTTCAATCATTTACATCATCCAACGCCGCAATTGGTATTAACAATAGTGGTAACTTAACAATGAAAGTTCATGTTAGTGGTTCAAGTACAGGTAGTGGTGATGCAATTACATCAACAATAACATACAGAGACCAATTTGATAATATAGGAAGTGGTTCGGTAACAGTAAATGTATTCGCAAACCAAGCACCAACTGCAACATTTAATGAAGTAGGTGCAAACATGACCGCATCAGTTGCGGCATCAACTAATCTTACAACGATTACTATATCAGATACAGAATCGGATACACCATTCTCAGCTTCATTAGGTGGAACACACGCAGGTAATTTAAAACTTGTACCACAAAATGCAAACTCATCATCATATCAACTACAAAATACAGGCATAATCAGTAGTGGTGTTACTTACAATTATAGCGCATCAGTATTTGACAACTTTGATAAGTCAACAAGTTACAATAGAAGTATAACAATTCTTAACCCTGTAGCGAAAACATATGTTTATGGTTGGGATGGTGGTTCTGCGGCAAGTGAAGCAGCTGCAATCGCATCTATGGGTGATAGTGGTGGTGATGGAGTAGGAATCGAAGCAGGTTCAGTAATTGCAAAATTACAAAGTGGTTCACTTGGTACAACATTCAGTCCAACATATGTTGGTGGTACAATGCAATTATTTGGAAGTAGTTCAAAAACAACACTATCAGATAGTAGCGCAACAGGTCTATCAAGTTTTGGATATATAAACTTTAGTAGTGGTGGTTCAAAAAGATTAGTAGTAGTATTCCCATCAGCATCGAATCAAGGTGGTAAACCTGTAAGTATGTATGATGGAGTACCGCCGGATAGTACGGGTACTGCAAACGAATACTATGTATATGCAAAAGACTCATCAATACCTGGTACAATTGGAACAGGTGTATATTATTTCAATACTGAAAATGCAGTAGAAGGATATACAAGATGGGGAATGATTTTTGCAGAAGGTGAAAATACAAATAACTCAAGATATTATTTAATGCCTGACTCAGCGTCAGCACCATAATAAAAGGAAGAAGATAAATGGCAACAACGGCAGGTGATATTTATGTAAGAAGTGGGGCTTCGGGCTCATTCACATCAGTACAATATGTACAAGGTGGTTGGACTACTGTACCCTCTGCTTCAGACATGACAGGCATATATCACGACAGACTTAGAGATGGACAGGTAATTTGGGTAGAACATACCGAACAATTATATGTTACAAGAAAGTTTGTTGCATTTTCTACGCCGGGTTATGATGGAACGGATGATTCCGCATCATTCCATACAACTAATTTAGGTATTAGTGGTGGCGGCGGTGGTGGTGCCGGTGATATTACAAGTGTAGTAGCAGGAAATGGTTTAAGTGGTGGTGCAACAAGTGGTGCAGCAACTGTTACATTAGATACTAACTCAACTACATTTAAAGGTGGTGTTAGTAGTGTAATCACACCACTAAATAACTTTACAGGTTCAGCAAATACAAGTATTGCTGCATTAAATACTTTTACGGGTTCAAGTTTTGGTGGAATCTTTACAACAACAGGTTCTTTCAAATCAACTACTAATAATTTAGATATAACAGGTTCCGTTAGAGTTAGTAATGTAATTAAGTTTAAAGAATTAAGTTCTACACCTACATATGAAGAAGGTGGAATGTTTTATTCAGCATCTAACTTTTATATGGGGATAGGTAATTAATAAAAAAATAATCTATATTTATTGTATATAGATTTAAGAAGTTTCGCTATTGATGCATTGGTTGTGTATCATAATGTTTAAAAAAATAAATTAAAAGGGAAAACAAAATGGCAACATGGAAAAAAGTCATTGTCTCGGGTTCGATAGCTAGTTTAGCCGAAGTTTCTGCATCAGTAGGATTCAAAGGTAATTTAGTCGGAAACGCAACAACGGCAACAACAGCAACTCAAGTTGGAAATAGTCTTACAGTAGATAATTCGACAATCCAACTTAACTCGGGTACCACATATGATGGTGCGGCGGGAAAAACTATTAGTATAAAAGATGGTGGTGTAACACTCGCAAAAATAGAAAGTATTGCAAACAATACAATCTTAGGTAATATAACAGGGGACACTGCAGCTCCATCGGCATTAACTAAAGCAAATGTATTAGAACTGATTAATGTTGAAAACGGAGCAGATGTAACTGACGCAGCAGGAATTAGAGCATTAGGTGCAGGAATTGTATCCTCATCAGCACAGGTATCTGCATTAGGTGGTGTTCAAAATTCAACAATAACAGTAACTGCAGGTAATGGTTTATCAGGTGGTGGTTCATTTACTACTAATACAGGAAGTAATGGAACTATCTCATTAGCAGTAGGTGTTGACGATTCAACAATCGAACTTAACTCAGACGCACTAAGAATTAAAGATAGTGGTGTTACTTTTGCTAAAATACAAAATGTCGCAACAGACACAATAGTAGGTAGAACTGCAGCTTCAGATGGTGTAGTAAAAGCTTTATCTAAATCAGAAGTTTTAGGTATATTAAATGTAGCAGATGGTGCAAACGCATTTACACTTACGGCAGCAGGTGTTAGAGGATTGGGTGCAGGAATACATTCAGGTTCAATCTCCGCAGCATCAGTAACTGAAATCAGTAACTTAACTGCAGACGAAGGTGCACAATTAGAGAACATTGGTACAACAACAATCTCAGCAACTCAATGGGGTTACTTAGGTGCAATGAACCAAGGTGTAACAAATAGTTCTAATGTACAATTTGCAAATATGGTAGTGACAGGTGATTTAACTGTTGAAGGTTCAAGAACAGAATTAAATGTTGCAAACTTAAATGTAGAAGACCAATTCATACTTATCAATTCTGGTTCAGCTGGTGCTGATGCTGGTATTATATTTGGTGGTTCAAGTGGTACTGCACAAGCAGGTCACGCAATTTATTGGGAAAGAACTGGCGCAGGTACTGGTAACTTCGGATTTGTCGAAGAATTAGCACATAATGCAACTAGTGCAAATATAGATTCTAAATTAGGTAATATTCAGACTTCAACGGGTGCAAATCCAACAACCGCTCCAACATTCCAAGGAGTAGGTACTATTAATGTAAGAACTGATGATGAAACTATTTGGATTTATTCTTAATAATTAAAAAAAAAGTTATGTCGAATCACAAAAACATTAGTAAAACAACACAACCACAAAAAAAAGAGACAAACCTCAAGCTTAGTAAAAATGAGCTTGAGGTTCTCTTGTTTTTAATATCCAATGGAACTTTCCAAGGACGAGATATTGAACGAATCTACAAATTAGCAGTAAAATTACAAAACGAACACGATAAATTATAAAGTTATGCAAGAATATGATGGATTAACAGAGGCAGATTTAAAAATAATTCAAATCGCTCTAAGTAAACTACAAATTACAGGTGCTGAAGCATCTATGATGGTAAATCTTCAACAAAAAATTCAAATGGAGATTGAATTACTCAAAACTCCTAAAGCAAAAAAGTCAAAAGGGTAATTCTTTCTTTTTTTCTTGATACTTATATACAAGGAATAAATTAAAGAACCTGGTTGTTGGCCCCCGAAAAGGGGAAGTGGGCTCAATAGTTGAGTTACCAACCGCAAAGAGGATTAGAATATGCCAAATTGGAAAAAATTAATAACTTCTGGCAGTAATGCCGTATTAAACAAAGTAACCGCCTCATCGGATGTATTATTCGAAGGTGGTTTTCAACTTGAAGGACAATTTAACGCAGGAGCGAATATTGTCCCACAAACCGACAATATAGGGTCGGTTGGTACATCAGCACTAACATTTAACGATGGTAGATTTACGAGTTTTACCGTAGATAATACATTAACGAGTAAATCAAGCTTGTCTGCCGTTGATATTACCGCATCTGGTCTAATAGAAATACCAACATACATTGAACATAAAGGTGATACCAACACTAAATTTGGATTTGGTGGTGCAGATAGTTTTGAAGTTAAAACAGGTGGTACAAAAAGACTACAAGTAAATAATAGTGGTGTTACAATTATAGGTACACTTGACGCAGAAAAAGAAAAACAAATCATTGTAACAAATGGTGAGGTACTCAAAAAAGAAATAATAACCGCATATGCACCTTTTGGGAATATAAACCAAATGGATGCAGAAGTTCAAACTGGTTATTGGCAATATGTAGCGCCTGTCGATGGATATATAGAATCAGTAATTGTAAGTCCACATCAATCTGCAACAAGTGGTACTGTTGGATTACAATGGAAAGAAGAGGGTGGCAATATTTCAACCGAAGTAAATGGAACAATTTCAGCAACCGCAGGTGTTCCAACAACCTATACTTTTGGTTCAACATATGCATTTAGTGGTAGTGCACCATTAAGTTTATTAGTAAATAGAGGTTCATCGGCCAGGTCAAGGGGATTTGGTTTCACAATAATATTAAGACTTGATTTTGTTAGTTAAGGGGTAAGTTATGGAACATATACATGGATTACATAAAGATACCTTAGTAGACATCAAAGGAAGAGTAAATAATAGACAAGGCGTTCCAATCAATTTGTCTAATATTGAACTTGGTGACTATATAAAAGGTTATGATGTTGAAAATGGGGTCATTAGGTACAATAAGGTTGTAACCAAATGGGAAAGAACTCTCGACTCCTACTTACAAATTAAACTTTCAGACGGAACTGAGCTAAAAACTTCTGTCGATATAAAAATATATAAAGATGGTGAATGGGTTTCACCAGTCGGTAACGAATCATGTGGTTGTGGTGATTGTAAATGTGGTACTACACCATTTTTCAATGGAATAAAGATAACTTCAGTAAAATTAGTTGAAAAACCAATAGAACTTATAAGTATCGAAGTAGAACCAGACCATAATTACTTTGTAGGTGAGTTACTAATACACAATACAGGTCCTCAAGGTGCTAAAGGACAAAAAGGACAAAAAGGTTCGGCAGGTTCATCTGGTTCAACGGGTGCAAAGGGAGCTACAGGTGCTCAAGGTGCAAGTTCTCAAGGTGCTCAAGGGCCAAAAGGTTCTCAAGGTGCTCAAGGTTCATCAGGTTCATCCGCACAAGGTGCTCAAGGACCAAAAGGTTCACAAGGTGCAAGTCCTCAAGGTGCTCAAGGTGCTCAAGGACCAAAAGGTTCACAAGGTGCAAGTCCTCAAGGTGCTCAAGGTGCTCAAGGACCAAAAGGAACTACGGGTGCTCAAGGTGCAAGTCCAACAGGTGCTCAAGGTGCTCAAGGACCAAAAGGTTCTCAAGGTGCTCAAGGTTCGAGTCCTAAAGGTGATACAGGGGCACAAGGACCAAAAGGTTCACAAGGTGCTCAAGGTGCCAGTCCAAAAGGTGATACAGGTGCACAAGGACCAAAGGGTTCACAAGGTGCTCAAGGAGCTAGTCCTACGGGGGCTCAAGGTGCTCAAGGACCAAAAGGTTCTCAAGGTGCTCAAGGTTCAAGTCCAAAGGGTTCACAAGGTGCTCAAGGACCAAAGGGTTCTCAAGGTGCTCAAGGTTCGAGTCCAACAGGTGCTCAAGGTGCACAAGGACCAAAGGGTTCTCAAGGTGCTCAAGGTGCAAGTCCAACAGGTGCTCAAGGTGCTCAAGGACCAAAAGGTTCTCAAGGTGCTCAAGGTGCCAGTCCAAAAGGTGATACAGGTGCACAAGGACCAAAGGGTTCACAAGGTGCTCAAGGTTCGAGTCCTAAAGGTGATACAGGTGCTCAAGGTCCTAAAGGTTCTCAAGGTGCTCAAGGTGCAAGTCCTACGGGGGCTCAAGGTGCACAAGGACCAAAGGGTTCTCAAGGTG